CAAGCAGAAAACGCATTTGAAAATGAAGTATCACCGTCCTCGACAGACTTCTAATCAAATTGGTTTGAAACATGGTTTCAGGTCTGGTTTAGAAATAGCTATCTCACAAGAGTTAGACGCTAATAAGGTAACGTATACCTATGAGAAGGTTAAATTGACTTATGTCAAACCTACGAAAGCTCATACGTATACGCCAGACTTTTACCTACAAGAACAAAACATTTATATCGAAACTAAAGGTTTGTTTACGTCTGCTGATAGACAGAAAATGCGATTAGTAAAAGAGCAACACCCTGAATTAGACATCAGGTTTGTTTTCAGTAATTCAAGAAGTCGTATCTCAAAAAAATCAGAAACAACTTATGCAATGTGGTCTGAAAAATACGGATTTAAGTTTGCAGATAAACACATACCGTTGGAGTGGTTAAATGAATAATAATAGAGAAAGAACAGATTTTATAGTTGTTCACTCAACTAAAACAAAACCAAGTGAAGATTTAAACGCAAAGGATATAACTTTAAAACATGCAAAAGAAGGTTATTTCTACAATGCGTTTCACTTTATAATTAAAAGAGATGGGACTGTAGAAACTGGACGTAAAGAAGAAATGTCTGGTGCAATACTACCTATCAATCAACCTTTAATTACTAACAAAAATTCTATCGCAATAGGTCTCGTAGGAGGTCTATTGGAAGATGGTACAGGTCTTGACGTTAACTTCACAATAGAGCAATACATATCTTTACGTGAACTTGTAAAAAGGCTCAAAAAGAAGTATAGCGTTGAGGTAGTGGGTTGCAGAAATGCAATTAACTCCAAAAAATCGTGTATGTCTTTTGATGTACAGGCGATTGTTGATTGAGACGCTTCTAGTTAGAAATAGCTAGAGGCGTTTCGTATTTATGGGGTAATGGAGGGAGACTGAAGTTGCCTCAACTCTTTGGAGGCTTCGCCCAGAATCGAACTGGGATACAAAGATTTGCAATCTTCTGCGTAACCATTCCGCCACGAAGCCCTCACTTATTTAAACTCACACAAATTATTACATTATGAACGAAACTGAAAGCGAATTTTTATATCACGAGCCTTGTGACAACTGTTCTTCGTCTGACGCTAACGCCGTCTATTCAGACGGACATACACATTGTTTCTCATGTCAACACACCACAAAAGGAAAATCAACAATCATGAATGCCGAATTACAACCAATCAAAAAAGAAGAGGTTACTAACTTTGTTAAAGGTGAACACTTACCTCTTAATAAAAGAGGAATTAATTTAGATACAGTAAAAAAATATAACTACCAAGTAGGTTCATGGTTTGCACGTCCATGTCATATTGCTAATTATTATAATGATAGCAAAGAAATCGTAGCACAAAAATTTAGATACCCTAATAAAGATTTTCAATGGGTAGGTAATCCAAAAGAAGCAGGTTTGTTTGGACAAGAAACTTGTAGAGGAAAAGGAAAATATATTACTGTCTGTGAAGGAGAACTTGATTGTCTTTCATTTAGTCAGGTCAACGATAATAAATTTGATTTTGTCTCCATTAAAACTGGTGCGGCAGGTGCAAAAAAAGATATTCAAAATTCTCTAGAATTCTTGGAGGGTTACGAGAATGTAATCTTATGCTTCGACCAAGACGAAGCAGGGCAGAAAGCGGCAAACGAAGTTGCAAAACTTTTTACGCCTAACAAAGCCAAGATTGCTTCTCTACCACTTAAAGACGCTAACGAAATGTTGTTAGCAGGTAGAACAGAAGAACTTAAATCAGCTATGTGGAATGCAAAACCATATAGACCAGATGGTATTGTATTAGGTTCTGAAATTTTTGAAGAAATATTAAAAGAAGATAAACACGTTACAGCACAGTACCCTTTTAAAAGTCTTAACGATAAGACACATGGTTTAAGAAAGGGAGAGCTTACAACTATTACAGCAGGTAGTGGAGTAGGTAAAAGTTCTTTCTGTCGTCATGTAGCATTAGATTTATTAAGACAAGATTTTAAAGTTGGTTACATAGCTTTAGAAGAAAGTATTAAACGTAGTGCATTAGGTATTATGGGTGTTGCCCTTCAAAAACCTCTGCATTTAACAAGAGAAGGTATAAATGAAACACAACTTGAAGAAACTTTTAAATCAACTGTTGGTAATGGGAATTTTTATTTATTTAATCACTTTGGCTGTACAGCCGCAGATAACTTACTTACTAAAATAAGATATTTAGCAAAATCATGTGAAGTAGACTTTGTAGTATTAGACCATTTACACATGGCTTTATCTGCATTGGGTGATGAACATACTAATGATGAAAGAAAGTTAATTGATTATTTTGTAAGCACATTAAGAACACTTGTAGAAGAAACAGGCATAGGTGTCATACTTATTAGCCATTTAAGAAGGTCAGAAGGTGATAAGGGCTATGAAGACGGTAAAGAAGTTACCATGAATGCTCTTAGAGGTTCAGCTTCAATAGGTCAATTATCAGATTTAATTATTTCTATATCCAGAGACATTAAGTCAGATAAAAAAATAGCTAATCTAGCAATTCTTAAAAATAGATATTCTGGTGAGACAGGCAAAGCATGTTCTCTACTATATAATTTAGAAACAGGTTGTCTTTCTGAAACTACATCAGAGGTTTTAGATGACTATTAAAAAAGTATCTGCAAAGAAAAAAAGAGATGCTTTATTTTGGTCAGGGTTAGTTACTGAAGCATTAGCAAAAGCTAAATCAACAAACAAGAAACAAACAATAACAGTAGGAAGTTTAAAAACAGCATTCATGTTGCAAGATAGTCTAACAAACCTAGCTTTAGGTGGGCAAGACGAGGCTTGGTATGTGGAAGTTAAATTAGAAACATTACATTAATTATGAAAAAACATTTACGAATATTATCTCTTGGAGCAGGAGTACAAAGTTCAACACTAGCGTTAATGATTGAAAGAGGTGAAATACCAAATGTTGATGCCGCTATCTTTGCAAATGTAAAAGGAGAACCAAAAAAAGTAGAAGATTGGTTAGCTTATTTAAGAACGCAAATTACTAAATTTCCTATTTATGAAGTTACTTGGAGAGATTTAAGACAAGACATATTAGACGCTTCAAAAGGAGAGTACCATAGATTTACTGCTCCTTTTTTTACAAAAAATAGAACAACAGGTAAAAAAGGAATGCTTCGTAGAGTATTTACTGCTGATTATAAAGTAAAACCAGTTGTTCAAAAAATACGAGAATTGCTTGGTCTTCAAAAAAGAGAAAAAAGAAAAGAAGGTACAACAGTTGAATTATTAATGGGTATTTCAAAAGACGAAGCAACTAGAATGAAAATAAACCCTCTAAAATATATTACAAATATTTATCCTTTAATTGATAAAAGTTTGTCAAGAACTGATTGTTTAAATTGGATTACAAAACAAGGTTATCCTACACCACCACGTTCAGCTTGTACTTTTTGTCCTTTTCATTCAGCACATGAATGGCAAGAATTAAAAAAAGATAAAAAAGAATGGGACAAAGTAGTTGAGTTAGACAAAGCAATACGAAGCCCAGAAAGATTTAACAAGAAATCAGGTGCAGAAACTTTGACTGATGAAATCTATTTACACCGAAGTTGTAAACCTATTGATGAAATAGATTTTGACAAAACAAACAAACAACAAGACCTTTTTTACGGCATGGAAAATGAGTGCGAGGGTTATTGTGGAAATTAGAGGAAATTATGAAATTACCAACAATAAATAAAAAGATATTAAACGCACAATTCGTTTCTTTATATTGGAAAGATATAAATGGTTCGGCTGAATGGGTTTCTTTAAAGGACGCAGTTAATAGTAAAGTAACTATTTGTATTTCAAATGGTTGGTTACTTAAAGCTGACAAAGATGTCCATGTATTAGCTTCAGATGTAAATTTTAATGATGATGGTACATTGGGTGATGTAGGTAACGTAACTACTATGCCTACTGTCAATGTATTAAAAATTAAGAAGGTAAAACTTTGAGTTCTTTTATCTTTGATATAGAAACCAATGGCTTCCTTAATGTATGTGACAAAGTACATTGCATTGTCTTAAAGAATATCGACACAGGTGAAATACTTACACCTAGTAACGAAGACGCTATTAAACTTTTAGAAGACGCAGAGTTAATCATAGGTCATAACATTATTAAGTTTGATATTCCTGTATTAGAGAAATTATATTCCGCTACATTTAGGGGTAAAATTTTCGACACATTAGTGGGTACAAGATTAGTATATAGTGACATTAAAGATAATGATTTTTCAAGAAAAGATTTTCCAAAAGATTGCATAGGTAAGCACTCATTAAAAGCATGGGGTAATAGAATAGGTGAGTACAAAGAACAGATAGATACCGATTGGCAGACATTTACACCTGAAATGCTTGAGTATTGTATTCAAGATACAGAAGTTACTTACAAATTATACAAAGTCTTAGAAGAAAAAGGTTACTCCCAAGAAGCTATGGACTTAGAGCATGAAGTAGCCCTTTTAATATTTAAACAAGAACAACATGGTTTTACTTTTAATAGAGCTAAAGCAGAAGAGTTATCTATTAAGTTAAAAGCGAGACAAGCTGAGTTAGCTGAAGAATTACAAGGTGTGTTTGAACCTATCGTGAATGAAAGATGGTCTACTAAAACAGGTAAGAAATTAAAAGACCAAGTTACTATATTTAATCCATCAAGCAGACACCATGTAGCACAAAGATTAAAAGATAAGTATGGTTGGGACGCAAAAGAATTTACTACAGACGGTAAAGCTAAACTAGATGATACAATTCTTAGCAAACTTCCATACCCAGAAGCTAAAATATTGTGTGAACATTTTTTATTAAACAAAAGAATTGCACAGATAGCAAATGGTTCACAAGCATGGTTAAAACATGAACGTAATGGTAAAATTCATGGCACATGTAATACAAATTCTTGTGTTACTTCAAGAGCAAGTCATTCTTTTCCTAATTTAGGACAAGTACCAAGCACTTCTGCACCTTTTGGAACAGAATGTAGAGAATTATTTACAGTACCAGAAGGTAAACGATTAGTTGGTATAGATGTTTCAGGTTTAGAAATTAGAATGCTTTGTCATTTTATGTCTAAGTTTGACAACGGTGAATACACTAAAGTTGTACTTGAAGGTGACATACATACAGAGACACAGAAACTTGCAGGGTTAGACAGTAGAGACAATGCAAAAAGATTTTATTATTGTTTTCTTTACGGTGGTTCAGTTAAAAAGATAGCTGAAGTAATTAACAAACCTTTTAAAGAAGCAGGAAAGATTAAGAAAAGATTTTTAAATAACTTACCTGCATTAGCAAAACTTATTGAAGGCGTACAGTCTGCGGCTGAACGTGGTTTCATTAAAGGTTTAGATAAAAGAGAAATTAAAGTTCGTAATAGTTATTCAGCACTTAACACATTGTTACAAAGTGCAGGAGCTATTCTTTGTAAGAAATGGTTAGTCGAATTTAATAAAGAAGTTAAGAAATTTAAGAACGCACAACAAGTTGTATGGGTACATGATGAAATACAAGTTGAGTGTGAAGAACAAGACGCTGAAGATATTGGAAAGATAGCAGTAGAATGTATTAAACGTGCAGGTGAACACTACCAATTAAGAGTGCCGCTAACAGGCGAATATAAAATATCAACCAATTGGAGTGGAACACACTAATGTATAATAAAAAATTTGACCTTGACCTAAAATATGGTCAGGAAAGAGAGAAGCGTTTAGCCTCTATCTTAGATAAAGATAAGACCAAGATAGAAGTTAAAACAGAAAGAGACTGGTGGTTTAAAACAGGTAACATTGCAATAGAGATAGAATGTAACGGTAAACCTTCAGGTGTCATGGCTACAACGTCTGATTACTGGTGTCATATACTGGCAGATGGTGACAAAGATTATTGTAGAATGATATTTGATACAGCAACAATCAAAAGGTTGGCTAAAAAATATATCAAAACATTAAAGAACGGTGGTGATGGTTGGAGAAGCAAGTTTGTTCTTGTGCCTTTAGCCGAAATATTTCTACCAAAAAATTTAAGCAAATCTATGCAACAAAGGATAGTAAAATGAGTGATAGATACAAAAAGAAAAGAGTATTAGTAATTGATGGCGATATACTTGCTTATCAAATAGCTACTAACAATGAGAGACCAATCAACTGGGGTGATGGACTATGGACATTACATGCTGATGAGAACAGTTGTATTCAACAGCTAGACGCAGTGATAGATGACTTAGGTTCTAACTTGTCAGCAGACGATTATGTTGTGGCACTAACAGATAAGAATAATTTTAGAAAAGATGTCTTACCTACATACAAATCAAACAGAAAAGAAAAACGTAAACCAATAGTTCTAGGAGCTATGCGTGAACACATTATGAAAAAACATAATGGTGTTGTCTGGGCTAACTTAGAAGCTGATGATGTCATGGGTATTATGGCAACTGAACCTGCACTAACTGAAGAAAGAATATTAGTTAGTATAGATAAAGACATGAAAACAATCCCATGTAATCTTTCACAAGACGGCAGTAACTTTGAACAAATACCTGAGAAGATAGCTAATTATAATTTTATGATACAGGCAATCATGGGTGACAAGACAGATGGCTATGATGGAATTGAAGGTGTTGGAATTAAAACAGCAGAGAAACTACTTCTTAAATATACCAACTGCACACTTAAAGATTTGTGGAAAGTGGTCAAAGGTATCTACAAAGAAAAAGGTTACACAGAAAAAGAAGCCTTACAACAAGCTAGGGTCGCACACATTTTAAGACATGGAGAATACAATAAGAAAACAGGGAAGGTAAAACTATGGACGATATAAGTAAACCAGTACACTATAATCAAGGCGGTATCGAACCCATAGATTACATTGTTAAAAACAAACTTTCATACTGTGAAGGTAATGTTGTTAAGTACATAACTCGTTGGAGACATAAGAACGGCATTCAAGATTTAAAGAAAGCCAAACAATACATAGATTTTATTATTGATAAAGAAGCCAAACCCACAGTAACAGAAAGCAAAGATGATTAATTACGAAAGAGACGAACTACTTACTGACTTTGGTAAGACAACTTTAAAAGATAGGTACTTACTACCTAACGAGAACTCACCGCAAGATGGATTTATGAGAGCCGCTAAAGCATTCTCTGATAATGATGAGATGGCACAGCGTATATATGATTACGCTTCTAAATTATGGTTCATGTATTCTACACCTATTTTATCTAATGGTGGAGCAAACAGAGGTATGCCTATTTCTTGTTTCTTAAATTATGTAGGAGATAGTAGAGAAGGATTAACAGGACACTACACAGAGAACGCTTGGTTAGCTTCTATTGGTGGTGGCATAGGTGGTTACTGGGGACATGTACGTTCAGATGGTACAAGCACTTCAGGTGGTTCACAATCATCAGGTTCAATTCCATTTTTACATGTAGTTGACAGTGAGATACTTGCATTCTCTCAAGGTAAAACAAGGCGTGGTAGTTATGCGGCTTACATGGACATGTCTCACCCAGAGATAATGGAATTTTTAGAAATGAGAAAACCTAGTGGAGGAGACATACATAGAAAATGTCTTAACCTTCACCATGCAATAAATATTTCAGATGATTTTATGCACTTGATTGAAAAGTGTGTAGCTGAACCCACGTATGATGACAGTTGGAACTTGATTGACCCACATACAAAAGAAGTAGTGCGTACAGTATCAGCTAGAGAGTTGTGGCAAAAACTATTAGAAAATAGAGTAGCTACTGGTGAGCCTTATGTTTCTTTCATAGATACTATCAATGAAGCATTGCCTGAAACACAAAAGAAATTAGGATTAAAAGTACATCACTCAAACTTATGTACTGAAATTACTTTACCTACTAACGAAGATAGAACAGCAGTGTGTTGTTTGTCTTCTGTTAATTTAGAAAAGTATGATGAATGGAAGAATGATAAATTATTCATACCTGATTTAGTTAGATTTTTAGACAACGCTTTAACTTACTTTATAGAGAATGCACCTGACAGTGTGTTCAGAGCAAAGTTTAGTGCGGCACAAGAAAGAAGTATTGGATTAGGAGCAATGGGTTTCCATGCTTATTTACAATCTAAGAACATAGCTTTTGAAAGTGCGTTAGCTAAATCTTTAAATATGAAAATGTTTAAAAGTATTAAAGAAGAAGCAGTAGAAGAAAGTAAAAGACTTGCAGTTAAAAGAGGAGAAGCTCCTGACATGGAAGGCACTGGTATGCGTAATGCACACTTATTAGCTGTTGCACCTAACGCTTCATCATCTATTATTTGTGGGACTACTTCACCTTCAATAGAACCTTATAGAGCCAATGCTTATGTGCAAAAAACTATGTCTGGTTCATTCTTAGTTAAGAATAAATATTTAGAAAAACTATTAGAAAAGAAAGGGATAAACAATGATGCTATATGGTCGTCCATTGTCTCGCAAAGAGGCAGTGTCTTACATCTTAAAGAGTTATCAGACTATGAAAAAGATATTTTTAAAACTGGTATTGAAATAAATCAACAATGGATAATAGAACATGCGGCTGACAGGCAGAAATATATTTGTCAAGGACAGTCAGTAAATCTTTTCGTCCCTGCTGATGTAAACATTAAAGAGTTGCATGACACTCACATGTTAGCATGGAAAAAGAAATTAAAAACTTTGTACTATTGCAGAAGCGAAGCAATCAAACGTGCAGAGTTAGTATCAAAAAAAGTAGAAAGGACAATCATACCAGAAGCAGATTGCTTGGCGTGTGAATAATGAAGATATGTATATTAAAAATAATTTATCATTACTCAACTTATTTAACCAGTTGGTCATGGCAAAAATTGTATGGAGATAGAACTAAAAGGGGACAGAAATGAATTACCCACCAATTAAATCTTTTGGTTTTAAAAAGAAAACAAGAAAAATAAAACAACAAAAACAAACAGTGCTATGGACGGTTTATCATACTGTCCTAGCAGTAGAGTTATTAATATTAATCATAATAGAAGGGATAGAGTTACTAAGATGAGTTTATTTAAAACAAGAGCATACTACAAACCCTTTGAATACGATTGGGCATTTGCAAGTTACGACATGCAACAAAAAATGCACTGGCTACCTAGTGAAGTACCATTGCATGAAGATGTAAGAGACTGGAATGAAAGATTATCAGCAGAAGAAAAAAACTTAATAGGACAAATATTAAAATTCTTTACTCAAGGTGATGTTGATATTGCACAAGCATATTTAGATAAATACATTCCTAAATTTAAACCACCTGAAATTAGAATGATGTTATCAGCGATAGCTACTTCAGAAGCTAACCATGCACACAGTTATTCTTTATTGAATGATACTATTGGATTACCTGATAAGGAATACAAAGCATTTCAAGAGTACAAAGAAATGTCTGATAAACATACTTATCTATTTCAAAGTAAAGGAACAGGCATAGAAGGATTAGCTAGAGAGATAGCTTGTTTCTCTGCATTTGGTGAAGGCTTACAGTTGTTTGCTTCCTTTGTTATGCTACTTAACTTCCAACGATATGGGCGTATGAAAGGCATGTGCCAAATCGTAACTTGGTCTATCAGAGATGAGACACACCACGTTGAAAGTATGATTAAAATATTCCATGCTTTAATTAAAGAGAACCCAAATATTTGGACTGAAAAATTTAAAGCAAGTATCTATCAAACAGCTAGAGACATGGTTGATTTAGAAGATAAGTTTATTGATTTAGCTTTTGCACAAGGTGGTATTAGAGGACTTAAAGCTGATGAAGTTAAACAGTATATTAGATACATAGCTGATAGAAGATTGCTTCAGCTATCTTTAAAGCCTAACTTTGGTGTCAAAGAAAACCCTCTATCGTGGTTAGATTGGGTATTAAATGGCGTAGAACATGCAAACTTCTTTGAGAATAGAGCCACCGAATATAATAAAGGGACTGTGACTGGCAGTCTGTGGGACTAAACCTGCTCTTTTAGATGAAAAACTTAACAGATGATGTGGTTTTACCATTGAAGGTAGACGATTTAATTAAATTATTAAACAAGGTCTACCCTGAAAAGTCTCCTAACTTGCAAGATGATACTAAGACTATCTACTTTAAAGCAGGTCAAAGAGACGTAGTAAACTTTATTAACACTCTCAAAGAAAGGTCAGAACAATAATGTGTGGTTCACCAAAAATACCTCAAGCTCCAATACAGCCTATAGCTCCAATGCCAGTTAGAGGAGAACAAGCACAGGATTTATCTCCTGAATTAGTTAAAGCTAATGATGCAGATTTAGACATTAAAAAGAAGAAAGTTAAAAAATCAGGTACAACTGCTTTAAATACTTCTTCAGGTCTTAACATTGCTACTAGCTCAAGTATCTAATTAAATGGAATACGAAGGTAGTCTACAGAAGCAACATACAGCTAAAGAACGATACCTTAAACTTCAGTCAGAGAGAGAACATTATTTAGACAGAGCAGAAGAGTGTAGTGAA